TTAAATCAATCCTCCTAAAAGTAGTTTTGCCACGCGCTCGTGCTCCAAAATATTCGGATGCACTTGTTGTGGCGAAATTTTCCACGGCGTAGTATCCAATAAAACAAAACAATCGAAGCGTTTTATCTCTTGCTCAAAAACTTTTTTAAACGCACCGTTGAAAGGCACTAGGAGCACTATCTTGGCATCATGGAAACGTTTAATTAGCTCAAGCAAGTACACCCGTAACCCAAAACAAAAATCTTGCACCGTTGCACCATAATTATAGTCGTTTGTGCCATAATTAACAATTACTAAATCAGAAGACACCCTAGGACGCTCAACATTCGGAGCAACATGCCACAATGCCTCAACAGCCGTTGGTTCCTGAAAAGGAGCACTCGGCGTTAAACCTGAACCCCCATAGCCAATCCGAGCTAGTGGCTTATGGAGTATTTCAGCAATCAATTCAGGGTAGCTTAGCTCTGGATGTGGCTCATGTTCAATCATTTCCTCACCAGCAGTAATGGAATCACCAATAAATGTAATGTAATTTACATTGGTTGCAATTGGGGCTAGCTCTCCAGAATCAATTTGACCCGAAACTAATGTGATTGGATTAGTCCATAGTGTCATTTGATTACCAGCAATAGACCGTACCAACAAAATATAGTGTCCGTCAGTTACTGATAATTTGAGTACATTATTTTCAACGTTAATTTCATGCCAATTTTCTCCGTTAAGAGACAATACCAGCGATAGACCCTCGTATTTTTTTGCAAACTTTAAAGTGACTTCTTGCGCACCTTGAACCATAAATTCCAACGCTGCGCCAAATTGAGTTGTAACAAATCCATTACTTGTTTTCCCCCATTCAGGAGATAAAAAAGATTCTAGATCCACTATTTTCATAACATTACGTCCATATTTTCATTATAATTTTTTATTACATTACAACATATTATATTACCATAAAACAGGGGTTTAAGCACTTTTACCATAATCATATTTAATGTGTTTTGACGTTGCCGTCCCCAAATTTTCCCCAAAATAAAAAGCCGACTAGATTGATTTCTAGCCGGTTTTATTTATTCGAAATCACCAAGTTCCACACTGATGTTTGTCTCTGTTTTGATACGTTTCGCTAATTCAGGCATGCGATCCCTTTCAGATTCAACGTACCTTCCTATTTGTTCAGAATGTGTGGCCATGCCTATTTTAGCGTATTCAAAGAACACGTTTAACTGTTTGGAATATCTTTGATACACGATACGCACCCAATACAGGGTGTTCTTTTTCTTCGTGAATCGCTTCTTGATTTCTTCAATTAATTTGTCGTCGTAGTTCATAATGTCACCTCTATGACATTATACGAACACTTGTTCTTTATTGCAAATAAAAAAGCCAACCAGAAATAATCTAGTTGGCTTTTTATTTATTCAGTTTTCTTATCTTCTGCCTTACCAAATCCATTAGCAAAACCATCAATAATTGATGTGATAGATTTAGTGGCCGTTTCATTCAATCCTGTTGAAGCAAAACCAGCCCATACACCTAACACGATGTCTTGCACTAATTTTGTATCTTTGGTGTAAAACGATAGCCCGACTGCTACAAAGGCACCTACAATTACGGCTATCAAAGGTAACAAATGATTGTTAATCTTGGTAGGTTTTAGCACCTGCACAATTAACCACACGATCACTAGAATTGCGATATTTGAATCTACATTAAATGTCATTATTTCTCCTTACTTGATTGTGGCAAATGCTTTCATCATGCTGACTGGCTCCCCGCCAATTTCTACGTTTACTGTAGTTGCTGTTTGGCTAATAACTTTATATTTTCCAGTCAATGTGAAAAATTCTTGAACACCGTTGTTTCCTTGAATGTATTGGTTTTTCAACTTGTTACCGTATCGGTCAGTCAAAGTCAGGGCTGAAATAGGAATATAGTTGTTGTAATCAATAGGCTTGATACTCATATCAAAGTTCACACCGTACATCTTACGGTTATATTGCACCCAATAATCAGCCACGTAGACACCACTAAATGTTGCATAACGTGTCTTTGCTGGTGTACTTGGTTTGTTAGTCGATTGTGATGGCTTTGATGCTACTTGTTTAGCTGGCTTATCGTTATCCAATGAGCCAACCACCATAACGTTGCCATCAACGCCATAATGATTATCAGCATATTGCCAAATCTTAACGTTAGAATATTTTGGGAAGTATTGCATAGGTGGTGTTGCTTGATGAGCTGTAGTCAAGTACCATGCTAACCACAAAGCGTTTGGATAACGTGCATTGATACGGCTCAAATCAACGTATGAGTTGACGTAGCTTGTGTAGCTATAAAACATAGGCTTATATCCAGAAGCATAAATTTGATCCATGAATGCTAGAATAGCCGTTGTGTTATTAGCCTTGTTTGCACCAGCTCCCGCTTCATAATCCATAGCAATATATGAACCTTTAGCCAGCCCTGCATTTTGTGCGTCTTGAACGGCTAATTGAGCCGAATAGGTAGCTTCACTGACTGAGTCACCTACTTGTGACCAGAAGTAACCGCCTGTTTGCATACCGACTGCATCAGCGTTGTGAATTTGTGCGTAGGCTTTCGGGTTACTATAATGAGCACCCTCACCGCCACCTCGTCCGCCAAGCTTAACCATAGTGAAGTTATCACCATAACTCTTAAACTGGCTGAAATAGCTTGTGGTTGTGCCTTGATAACTGGCTACGTCAATACCATTAGTATTGGCTGATACACCTGAAATCGTGGCAACTAAAAAGGCAACCGCTCCAATTGAAGCAATCACCCATCGTTTTAATTTATTCAATTATCATACCTCCCATTTATCGCGTTTCCACGTTTCCAATTTAGTGAGTCGTATCTCATGATTGTCCGTGATACTGTTAGATATTTTTAGCTCGTCTTTCAAGCTAGCTATATCTGTTCTCAATCCATTAATTGAGTTCACAATGGTATTCTTCAATACCCACCACAAACCACCCAGAAGAATAGACCCCACACTTAGCCAACTCAACAAATCATGTGGCATTTGCATTCATTCACCTCCCTTAAATCAAGATGGTACATAATCAGTACCCGTAATGGATTGATACTCTACTGGTGTTATCCATCCTATAATTACTGATTGCTTAATGTCATTCAACGTGAAAAAGTCAGGATAATATTTTTTTAATAAATTAAACATTGTTAGTTCCTCCACTTACTTGGTTTTGAGACATTAACTTTTCAATATCTTCTCCCTGCTTTTTTAAGATTGCCGATTGGTTCAAGACAGTTTGAGTTAATTGAACAATCTTGGCATCTGTTTCTGAGTCTTGGTTATCACTATCGTTTTTAGCAACATTTTTCTGCCATTCTTCTTCTGAAATGCCAAAAATATTACCATTCACAAAATTTAATGGCTCATATAATGGTGTTTGTGGTTCGTTAAACGTTTCGCCATCTTTTAAAACGTAGCTATCATCAACTTGATTAATTTGTAATGACTTATTGTTGTCGACACTATAAACTGCTTTCACGATTAAACCTCCCACTGTCCGAAGAACGGGAACCAACCACCGTTCGCATTATAAACACCATCTGTTTTTTGGTATAACTTTAATTGACTCTGACCACTATCAAATAGCCAACTTGCTGTTTGACCACCTGATGCTGGTTGCAATATGGCCATCGTTGTCGGCACCTTGGGTAACAAACTACCTGGAATGCCAACATAGTTCGTATTACCTGCCCCTAAGTTTTTCAAAACAAAAATCATTTGTATTTGTGTATTCCCCTGGACAACTCTTTTTCTGTACTTTGGAAAGTCGTTACTACCATCAGAGGGAGTAGCACCATTAAGAAGTACAATTCCATCAGATGTCCAGTCTCCCCATGGTGTATCGTGATCATCAATAATTGCCGCTTTAATGGTTTGCGGAAAAACAGTATTACTGTTTTTATCTGACATAACTGCTGTATAACTTGACATATATTATTTACCTTTCTTTTAAACGCTCCATCTTGCTGTAAATGGATACCAAAAGCCTTGATCAAACGTATTATCGCTGGTAGCGTGTAACATTATGACACCGTCTCCGATAACCCAACTAGCCTTTCTACCATTAGACATTGGGAACGAAAGCCCAACTTGTGACGGTGCATTAGGTTTTAATTCAGCTGGGAACTTGACATAAGTCGTATCGCCACCGGTAGTTAAATTCTTTAGTCTAAATGACATCTCTACTTCTTTATCACCATTAACAACTCTTGTTCGATACTGTGGAAAGTCATCATCAGAACCATATGGTTGTGCACCGTTTGAAAGCTCAATCCCGGTTTTCGTCCAAGTTGTCCATCCAGTGTTATTCTTTTTGAAATCTTCTAGCACCGCTATTCTTGTTTTAGCTTTGGCGAATTCAGTCAATAGCAAATTGTAATCTTTTGTTTGAACTAAATTTTGAATATCAATAATAGCATCACTAGTAGTAATCGGAAAGAATTGTTCCTGCCAACCGTCCTGTTGCGTCATCATTTTTAATATTTTAGCCATGATTAACCCACCTCGCTTCCATTAACAGTTGCCGTTCCAACTTTTTCCCCGTCGTTTATATCAACATCGGCAACTTTATTAATCGTTAAGAATGTTGTGTCTGTATCAATTAATGCTAGTTTATTGAAATCAATAGATGGATTAGCTAGACCCGTGCTAGACACATAAAAGTTAGTTCTAACTTCACTATCCAAATCATTCATCCAAATCAATGAATCAACTGCAGCATTCAAACCAGTACCATGAATATTAGGAACCAAGCCATTCATCATGGAATTTTGTATAGCAGCTAAGGTTCCTTTAATGCTAACGACATTATCTTGCGCATCTTGAACTTCTTGACCAAACTCATTATATTTTTGTTTTACCAAGCTCAACATATAATCATAATCACTGATAAAGTCTTTTGAGTTAATTCCCATCTCTACAAGGTTTGGTGTAACCTCTATTGAAACCTCAAAAGTAGATTCGGCATTACCGTTTTTATCAAATATTTTGAAGAAAGCCTGTGGAAATTTGCCTGATGCTGTGAATATTTCCTTGTTAAAGGTATATCTGAATACTCCTGCTTTAGAATCTAAAATATTACAATTCGCACTGTCAATAATACGAGTATTATCTGGCTTTAACGCTTCAAAAACTATCAGTTTACCTGTAATATCATATGGCTCACTACCCCTAGATAATGAAACCGTTGTGAACCTTAATGCCCCATCACCTTGTCTCGCTGATATTAGTTTTTGTGGCTGTTGTTCTGTTCCTCTTGATAAATCAAAGCTCAGCCAATTATTAGACATATTCGCTACCTCCTATCAACCGGTCTGTGTAGTCAATATACCGCACAACAGTATCTTGTATCTGCTTTAAATTATTAACATCCGTTGATGGGATGTCTGGCCACAAAGCTTGGTCGGCTTCATAGTCTTCTTTATTTATCGAGCCAATAAAATCACTGAATTTTTTAATAATCACATCTGGTGATAATAAATTATTTCTAAGTGAACCATATCTATTTTTAACATCGTCTGGAAATGTTTTAACGATACGATTTACCAAAACATTATTGATATTGTCTGGGTTAAAAATGTCAGAAAAGGCTTCTAATGTACTACCATCCCAATAAAGTCCCCATGTTGAATCGTTATCATAAGCACCCATTGACCAAAAGGAACCGTTATATGTGTACAGCACATAAGACTTCGTCCAACTATCATAATTTCCTGTAACCATTGCAAAAATATAAAAGTCAATCACACTGGCGATATCTATATAATTACCAGCATTTTGTTTGAAATCATCGTCGCTTGCCGTATTAATATATTTCAGGAGACTGTTGAAAGCGTTTTTGACATCTTGGTCAGCGTCTTGATCTGTTTCTAGTCCATAATTAACCAAATCTAAATTATCACTGGTCGTTTGCAATAAGGAACCTGTTTTTCTATTGCCTTTATTACCAGTAATAGCAATGTTCATTTTGTTTTTATCACTGTTTAAGTTCCACATCTTTTCAGACTTGGAAGTATTAAATGTATATAATCCAAATGAAACACCGTTCAAATAAAGAGAAATTGGAAAACCATCTACCGAACCACGAAAGGCTGCATTATTAATCTTGTAAGCCAGCTCTTTTTGGTTGATTTGATAAGGTTCTGGTTCAGCAGAAACGTTTTTGTAGGTACCCATTTTTCCAATATAGAATTCTGCGTCTCCCATACCAAAGAAGCAACTAGAGATGTATTCAATGCCATCTGGAACAGTATACTGGAACTTAATGTGTGTCCTCGTGCCATCTGCTACATTTGTCACACTATAATTAGTATTTTTAATTCTTTTTAACGAAGAATCTAGACCAAAGACACCAAGGGTAATCGGATTACCTATAAATACTTTAGTCGTCGGATTTTTAACAATATCTGCATCAGCCACGAAGGTTATGACATCACCAGCATTAGCCTTAATCCAGTAGTTAGCTGGCGTATTATCAGCAACCAATCTTAAGGCCGCACTAAGCGCACCCCAACCGCTTGCATTAACAGATGAAGACGGCTTATACAATGTAGAATAGCCATCTATTTTATGTGTTTTGTCAATAGTTATAGGGACAGAACCCTTACCCCATGTGTCAAACAAAGGCTTTTCAAAATTGGCATCGGGAATGTAATTATAATTTGGTGAGGCATTCGGATTAAATTGACGACTTAATACCATATCAGCCCAAATTCTCGAATTGACGATGTTTCTGGAGTGAGTTGCGTCTATAAAGTTAGCCTTCAAATTGAACTTATTATCTTTATCCCAACTTGTTTGTGGTGAAAAATTAAGCTTAATTTCGCAATTTTCATCGCTGTAAAGCTTTATTTTAAAATTTTTCTTGAGATAGTTTTGAGAGCTATCTCCTTGCCATTTTACCTTCGCATAACCAGCCAACTGTCTCAATCCATCAACATAGGTAAAATGGAGCACTTTTTCAACATCTCCACTCATACCATTTAAACTGCCATCCAAGTACATAACAGGCATGTGGTTACCAATGTTAGCCATATACGCTGATTTGTTTGCAGAAAATATCCCGCTTTCTGCGTTATTCAACCCAGTTGCATCAATAACATCTCCTGTTTTCCACTGCGTTTCATTATAAGAGTCAGGCATTATATTCCTCCAGTTTTATTCCAGCGCTTTGCATCGCTCGTTCGATGGAATCCAGTCGTGATCCCAGCGAGTTATAAGTTTTCCCATTAATATTAGTTCGAGCAACAACATTTTCTGCATTAGAATTACCATCATCAGTGCCTTTTTCTATTTGATAAGCAATGTTTCTAATGCCTTGTAGCGAGTTTGCTAAATCACGTTTAGTGGCTACATCAAAAGGCACCTTTGAGTTAACAATGGTAAATAAATTGTCAAGCTCTCTCTTTATTTCTTCAAAATTTTGATTTAAACCATTACGTAAATCACCATTAATCTCATTACCAAAGTCACTTCTTATCGCCATTTGTTTCCTCCTTTTCTGCAGTTACTTTACCGTCATCATCTACTGTGACACTAAACACCGTGCCGTTAGGGGACAATAATTGTAGCCCACCTGACAACTTAGTTTGGCCTTCATAATTTTTGTTCCCCTTTATGATTTCATCTTCTTGATTTGTTGGTGCTGTGTACTTAATACCGTTGATTAGTAACGCACCATCATCATCAAATGACAGGTCATATTTGGTACCTTTTGGCGAGTTAAAAGATAAGTTAGGTAAAACCAAGTCGTCAAAGTCAGTAGGCTTAAAATGAAAACCGTCAGCAGCAATCAGTAATCTTGCGGTTTCTTTGTTTCCATCAGGGGCTGCATAAATAGCTTTCCCTATTCCTAATGCACTAACATTTTCTACTATTTCAGGTCTTTTATTCCAATCCGTCATATTAACTCCATATATACCAAACCCCATTGTTCATCATAGATGTAACATCTTGCGATAACTGCTTAACTGACTTCCCGATATGTTCATTGGTATCTTTTGCTCTTTGTTGCATCGCCCAATTGTGAGCAGAATCAAATATCTTGTTCCCAAATGTGACGGTATCGGTCTGTTTGCTATCTTGCGGGCAATAGGTCATTCCAACAATCCTAGTATCAACGTCAACACCTAATCTATCTTTTAATAGACCCGAGTTACCCATTTTGATACTATTTATGTCTGATAGCTTTGCTCCGTGTTCAAATTCAGCACGTTCCATTGTGTATTGAATAATTGGATAATCTTGTAATTGACCCTTGATATAACTAGTCAGAGAACCAGAATCCGTAAACCTATCATCTTGAACAGTCGCAGCTTGTTTCACGCCCCAAATAGAAGCGTTAGGGCTAGTGTATTCTGCGGTAGCTGCATAACTACCGTCATCATTTTGCTTTCCTAATCCCTTTATTTTGGTGCGAATGTTGCTGTAATCTTCTGTCCAAGATATTTTGTGAGCGTTATACCCGTCAATAAACACAAACTGATCACTTTGACCTATTTTCTTGTAAATATGAATAGTCCAATTATCAAAATAAAATTCAAACCCAAAATCATCTCTCAACGTGTTCATAAACAGACTGTCTGCAAAATCACCACCAAAACCATCACTGAATGAATAGTTGCTGAATGTATCATGAATAACATACTTGAACGCTGTTCCATCGGTAATGAATCTCATGCAGGCATCTAGACTCTGCGTGTTTGATAATCTACCTTCAACGTACTTATCGTGCAAGTCTGTACCGACATGAACGCCAGCAACTTGATAAGACCTTGTGTTACCCGATGAAATTGGATTAACGGTCGTCAACCTAAACCACTGACCTGTTTCAGGAACTAATACCATTGTCTGTGGTGACATCATCAGTGTTGCAGCTTTATTTTGAACGTTATCATCTAATGTGAAAGAGACAGTGCTTAATTCGTTTAAACTTTCTGTAATTGAAAGGTTATAAACGATTGCTGGCGTTTCATCGACCGATATTTGTTTTACATATATAACATTAGACATTAGTAGTAGAACCTCGTTTTGAATGAAATAGTAAAATCAGTTGAACCAATAATTTCAATAGCATTATCACCGATTGCATAGTCAACAAAGCTGCGGTCAGAATAATCATTTCCAAACCTTTGTGTGCCATCTACCATCGGAATTAATCCGATAATGTCTAGTTGCTGGTTTTTATTCAATGACTTCTTATACGTAAATGATTGGCCAGTAGTTGCGTTCTTAATAGTTAATGAACTAGCTACATTACCTTTGAAAGTGACAGTAACTGGTCGTTCACTAGCCAATAACGGTATGATTGACGGATTGTAGAAATTAAATTTAGTTTGATTGGTGAATGTGTACTTTGGCGTATCAAATGGAATTCCCATTCCAATGCCATAAGTTCCACCATCAAAAGTAAACGGATCTAATGTTGTAGCTGTACTTTCAGCCAATCCGTCATAGCACACTAGGTTAATCGCCACGCTCTTGGCTTTCCAAAAATTTCCTAATCGTGGATAGGTAAATGATTCAGCAACTACTTTCCATCTCAAAAACGGCGTGCGCATATTGATAACATAAAAAGGCTCCGTACTACTAAATATCCGTAGTACTTTGAGCCTTTGTAATTCGTAATCGTAGTTGTCTCGAGCGTACACATCAAATGTTAAGGGTATGGTAGTTTGTTGAATCTGACTATCAGACAATTCAGCACCATACCTACCAATTTGCGTGTAAGTGTGCTGAAAGTTAGCTGAAGGTGGGTCAAATGTTACGACGTGTATTCCTTCTTTTTCAAGGTCGTACGTTGTACCATCACGTCTTTGAATTATGATTGAACCCTTATAATTAGTAGACATAAGTATTACCCGTCACTTGGCCTTTCATCTGAATTTCTTGGTTTTGTAATACCTTGATTTTTGGATAGGTAGCCCGAGCAATCTCGCCACTATCTAATTGAACCGTCATATGAACGTCGCCACTCAAATCAATACCACCATTAGCTGATTGCATAGCAGATGAACCGGCTATGATTGGTTGTTGAGATGTAATTGCTTGCATACCACTCTTTGCACCATTAATAACTCCGGCTAACTTAGCAGCAAAGCTATTAGGTTGCTTTTGAGCCGTTTCTTTGATTGAGCCAATGATGTTTGTATCAGCTGTGGAACGATTTGGGTTAGTAACCCATTCATCTTCGCCTTGCACTTCACCAACAACGCCAACCCCATTTGTACGTCCACCATTTGCGTAGCCATGCCCCTGTCCTAAGAACGATAAATCACTGCCATAACGATGCTTGGCATAATTCAAACCAGCTAAGATATTGTCATAACCATTCATGATGTTATTATGACCGTCTACTGCATATGCCTTGAATGTTCCAGGCTTAACTTGCATTAAACCTGTGGCATTACCATCCGCTAAGCCGTCATTACCACCAATAGCTTTAGCGTTTCCACTTGATTCAGTTTGAATCTGCTTCAATACCTTGGAAACCATCGAGCCCGATGTGCTTAACCCCAGCTTGTTCAAAGCTTTCTTAACGTCAGAAGACCATGACTGTACATCACTATCAGCACCTGTTGAGCTATCGTTAATTGGTGCAATGAACTTCTGAATCCATCCCATCATGCCACCAGTTTGCTTCTTGATTAACTTAGATAGTGGGTTGTTTGTAGCAACCTCTTTGACTTTAGCTCCTGTACTTCTACCAAAGTCTAAGAATGTAGTAGCTCCTGATGCCTTACGTCCGTTATAGGTATGGTATTGACCGTCACCGCTCCAGTTATATTCTTCACCACTTATCTTGTCGCCTTGAACACCTGTAACCATAGCAGCGTGATTACCGAACTCTGAACCAGCACCATATACGGCAACATCACCTACTTTTGGTGTTTTTGAATGCGGAACACTAGCATTTACCCAATCAGCACCGTTTCCTAAGTGACTGAATAAATCAGCGCTAACACCCATATTTTTCAATCGACTAGCTACGAAAGATACACATTCACGATAGAAATATCCCCAAGGATCTACTCCACTATCTTTTGACTTGCTTTTGAATGCATAATCATCGCCTTTTTCACCACCGCCAGTATTAGAACTTTCGTTAGCCATGCTCCAAAGTGTTGACCACCAGTCTTTAGCTTGATTAGTAACTTTCTTATAAGTGCCGCTTGCTAGCCCGTCCATAACATTTGAAACGCCACCACTCTTAAGATTCATGACTTTTCCTAATGTTCCAGCTGGGTCAGCTACTGCACCTGTGATGTAACCAAACATTTTTGTAAATTTCTCGACGCCGTTTTTCAAACCGCCCCATAGAGAACCAGCAACATTTGAAATTGTAGAACCTGCTCCCGACATTAATTTGCTCCAGAATCCAGTTCCACCGGCAAAGTGTTTAGTGCCACTCATACCCATCATCATGGCTGTTTCTGAAGCGTTTAGTACCTCTGTTCCAGGCAATAATAAACGTTCAGTGTTTCTACCCTGAACTATTTCCATCTTGCCATTAGGGTGTATTAGAGTTTCTTTGTTACCCGTTTCAGGGCTGTCATTGCCATCATTTAAGATAGCGTGTGTAATCTGATTAATCGCACCAGTACCGTTGGCAAACTTGACCTTTGGTATTTTACCCAATGCGTTTTTAGGTCCGCCAAAGTCATGAATCAAACCATTGATGCCATCAATACCAGCGTTAGGAATTTTAATAACAGCGTTGATACCTTTACCAGCCAGCTTTTTCATTCCGTCCCACATGTCGCTAAAACCATTTTTAACACCAGTCCATGTGTCTCCAAACGACTTACCAATTTTCCCGAGTACATCATCAAAAGTATCTTTCAGACTGTTGATGGCTTTAGAACCGAATTTTTTCATTCCGTTCCAAGTGTCACTGAAGAAATCAGAAATAGAGTCCCAAGTTTTATTCCAAACCTTTTTGATCGCTTTCAAAGTATCTGAAATTACATCACTTAGCCATTCGATGACAGGCTTGAAAAATTTAACAATACTATTCCATACAAACTTGAAAATGATCAAAATCAAATTCAAATTTGTTTGCCATATTCTTACTATAGCGCTCATGAACAGCCTGATTATTTTTTGGGATGTTGATATTCCAATTTTTAACAGTTTCCATATCGCTCCAAAAATAAGCTTCAATATCTTAAAAATAGTATTCCACGTAGTCGTCCATACTTTGACAATTATGCCCAATGCTATAGTAATTATCTTTTTCCAAGCATTAATTTCATTGCTAAGAAACTTCGTTATTAATTTACCAACAACTTCAAACGATTTTTCGATAACATTCCACGTTTTTTTCCAAACTTTTTCGATTGGATTCCAAATATTTTTTGCCCATTTTGTTAATGCATTGAATATATTTTTAAATGGTTCAACGAAGCGCTTTGCAATTACTATTGCTAAACCGATAGGTATCGATAAGGCGTACATCAGTATACTTCCAAATCCTTTGGCTAATTTAACAGCCGTATTAACAAAAGCGTTCCACCCTTTTATAAATCCTTTCACAAGACCGTCAAACCATTTACCAATAGCATTAGAACCACTACCAATTGACTTACCAACGTTTTCGAACCATTTACCTAAACCACTTAATATTTTTTTAATCGACTCAGCAAAATGTTCTAATGGTTTGCTACTTGTTCCAAGACCCCATAGGGCCTTATCAATGACTTTCACTAATCCGTGAAAAATATTGCCAACCGCAATTACTAATGATTTTAATATGCTAGTAACTATCTTTCCTAAACCGCTGACAATGCCCTTTACGTCTTTTCCAACATGTTTCCAGTTTCCTGTAATAACGTCTAAAATAAGTGCAATGGTGCTACCGAGAGCCTTAAACAAGCCAGAGACAACTCCTAGAGTACCTTTGACGGTTGCCACTAATATGTTAAATGTCGGTTTAACCAGTGGGACAATTAACTCAAAAGTTCCACGAATAATGGCACCAAGGGCAACAAAAGCAGCACCCAAAACCTTACCGATTACACCAGCGATGTCAGTGAATACTTTCTTATTAGCGATAAACCATTGGCTGATACCATCTAATTTTTCGACAACGGCTTGTATTGGTCCGCCTTTATCTCCAGCATGGGTAAATGGTGCGATTAAATCTTTTAGCGAGTCTTTCAAAGAACTGAATACTTTACCTACTTTTCCACCTAACTCCTCAAATGGTTTAGCTAATTTGCTAATTCGTTCGCCAACGCCATCAAACATACTTTTGAATAAGGTTACAAACGGTTTAAATGTTTTTGTGAGAGCTTTCCAACTGTCACCAAACACTTCTCCTATTGACATACCCAAAACTATCAACGAATCGGTAATTGGTTTCATAGCCTCTTTAAATGAATTAAAGAGGTCTCCTGCTACCTTTGCTACTTTTCCAAAAGCATTACCAACACTCTTAACGATTCCATCAACAAAACCTTTAAACTTTTCGTTGTGCTTGTACAATTCATAAAACGCTGCACCAACCGCAACAATTCCGCCTATTATGGCTACCAACGGAATTGATTTCATAGCTAATCCTAATGCTGTTTGAGCTAGCGTTAACTTGCTTGTACCTCCAGCGGCAGCCGCTTGTGCTAACTTGTATGAATCCATAAGTCCAGCTATTTTTTGGACGATCAGTAGCTCTTTCATTGACTTAACCGTAGCGTCAATCCCAGCAATAAATCCATATATTTTTTTAGTTGCAAATAATGCAACCATTACAGAACCTAGAGCCTTTAAAGCACTTTTGTGGTTTGCTATTTCTTCTAGCAAATTGTTAACATTTTTTAATGGGTCCGCAGCTTTTTTACTATCTTTACTAATTAACCCGAAGGCACTAGCTATACCTGTGATTGTATCTTTTGCGACATCCCAAGCTCCGCCTATAAGAGCCCCAGATATTTCTTTCAAGCTGTTTAATATACCAGTTATATCTTTTTTATGATTGTTAATATATCCGAAGACATTGGCAATAGCTTTCCCCATGGCACCAAATGCACTCGTTGATACATCTGCTAATTGATTAATAATCCCAGTAAGATTCTTCTTACCTATTTTATTAATCATGTTATCCAGTCCAGAAACAACGTTTGCCTCTAGTGAACCCCAAGCACCTTCAAAAGTATTGGTTGAAGTCGCTGCCTTTTTGGCTGCATCATTACTCCCAAGCTTTGTTAGAGCATCATTAAACTCGTCAGCGGTGATTTGCCCGTCAGCCATAGCGTCACGGAAATTACCAGTAAAAGCACCATTTTCTTTAAGTGCCTTTTGTAAGACTCCAGATGCACCAGGAATGGCATCGGCCATTTGATTCCAGTTTTCAGTGGTTAGCTTTCCAGCTCCAGCTGTCTGAGTCAATACCATAGCAACTGACTTAAATGTGTCGGCATTTCCACCCGCTTGTGCGTTTAAGTTTCCCGCGGCTTCAGTAAGTCCAAGGTAATCTTTGACACCGTTAGCAGCAAGTTGAGCAGTCGTGTTTGATACGGTATTCAAATCATAAACAGTATCATCTGCATACTTTTTAACTTGCTTTGTTGCTTTATCAATTTCATCTTCGCCAAATCCACCCAACTGCATAGTTGATTTGAACTTTTGTAGTGCGTCCGATGAATTCAACGCCTCTTGCCCTAATCCAGATATAAACCCAGCCACGGTACGCACACCGGCAGATATTGTTGAACCAACGAATGTTCCTATTGCAATATCTTTTAATCGATGAAACTTATCACCGACTTCTTCTGCTTGGTTTTTTAATGAACGCAAACCAGTAGAGGCATTGTCATTGAGTTCTACTTGAGAAGTTATTTTAGAAGGTATTTCACGAAGTAATTTTTCATAGTTAATGACTTCGCCTTTTTCTGCCTTAGTTAGTAGTTCGGTTTGTTTTTCTTTCGGTAGTTGATTCAATAATTCTCGAAAGTTTTTGATGCCAGCTTTATTAGCTTTTGTTTCAAGTTTCGCCACAAGTGGGTCACCCTTGAAAGCGTCTTTAAATTTATCATAGCCACTCTTACCAGCAGTTTCAGCCTTTGATTTGAACTCACTCCAAGTCTTATCTGTCTGATCATTTAACAATAAATCAATGTTAATTGAACCATCAGCCATTCAGTTTCCTCCTTTCTGTGTTTATTCAGCATCTCCCATCATCATGTCGAAGATTGCAGATGCATTTCCTGTAAATCCGTCTCCTTCTACCTGATTGTCAAGTTGATAATAGGATTTCATTTCACTTACGAATTGCGCTTGCTCTGGATTATCTTTATATCCAGTCAAGTCATCACTTCGATATTGTCTTATCTTTTGAATAGGAGTGTCCGGACCCAAGTTGTCAAACAGAGCTTTGAACTGATGCCAATCCATACGGTCAATCATTTGATTTAGATCAATGTGATAGAAACTCAAAAAAGATGCATAGATTGCTCCAGCATCTTGTTCATAATCATAATCAGCTTGACTACTTGACGGCTCATCAACTTGCGTTTCATTGTTGTAGTCGCTTTCATCATTTCCGTATGGCTTTTCATTGATATACTCAAACAAGCTCTTTATGACATCTGCCTTAATTGCTATATCATTACTTGGAATACTATCAACAACCAACAAATCAAAACATTTATTAATTTTTTCAGCATCATCTAAGTCACTATCCAAAACACCAAACGCTTCAATCACAACATTAAAAGCTAAATTAATTCGATATTCTTTATCAAGTAATTTAAATGTCGTCTCCGGTCGCTTGGTAAATGAAAACATTAGTCATTGCCTTTTGAGCGACGTTGTGCACGATTACTGCCATACTTTTGCTTCAATTCATCACTTTGGCCAGCTTCAAACACAGCTTGCGCAATTTTTACAATAGTTACAGCGCGATTGTCAGCGTAGCGAGCGATTTCGTCAGCTTCTTTTTTACCGATGGCAGCTTCCAAATATTCTTTTGAGTTGTCAGACATTTCTTTGTATGACTTGCTTACCAACTTACGTTGTTCGTCCAAAGTTGCGTCTTCATCATACTTCTCAACTCGACGATACAAATCACCTGTCTTTAACATCAAATCAGAGTACTTTTCATCAATTTCAGGTGTATATCGTGCTGTATACGTTTTCTTGCCAATGATGAAGTCCTCAGACTTGATAATCAAACTTGTAATGTTAATTGCCATGTGTGTTCTCCTTATGAACGCTTAGAATTGTTATGTAATTGGGCTTTTCACCCCATTTGAACGTTTAAGTCGTTGTCACTTGATCGTTATTGACCTGGTGTAGTTGTTCCGCTGTTTGTATCAGTTCCAGAGCTAACCTCCTGTGGCTTACCATTAGCGGCAAGAGTAAAGCTAAATGTTTGCTTTGCGTTAGCGGCACCACCAAATGGCACGATAGCTTGCAAAGTAGCTGGGAATTGGACTTGCTTACCTGATGGGGCAGTCCAACGGGCCAATGTGTGTAAGGTGTCACCAACACCAATATACTTTGATGCAATATAATCTTGTGCTGCATCACCATCTAAGCGGTGACCGGCAACAGCGAACGAAATCGTCTTACCAGTTACATCGACACTAGAGAACCCTTCACCATCATAGTAAGGCGTGGTATCAGCCGTTTCAGATGCAGAAGGCGTGATGGTTTGAATACCAGCTGCAAGTGTCGCCCATGTTGCTTTTGATACATCGTCTAGTGTTGTGTTTCCGGCTGTATCAATTTCCAGCTTATTTTGATAGTTTTCATTAAATGTTTTAGCCATTTCAATCTCCTAAATTAATTTGTTGTGTTATTTCAACATTAAAGTCCAATAAAAAAACGCCTTTTTCAGAGACGTCTATCATTGTTGCGAATGGTTGTGGTTCAATATCTATTTTGTTGAAATCATACGTACCATCTGTTTCCAAACTGTCCGTGTTATCCAACAACTCGCTTATCTTCCACAACGTATTATTACCTAATTCAAAATCATCAGTGCGTAAGGCTATTTCAAAGGGTAGCGTACGTTCTTGAATTCCTGACCAGTCCTGACTAACCACCTGTGAACCAGGCTGTGAATAGATACCAAAATCATTATCGTTGCTTAGATGCCCTATGATTAATTGCGAAGGTAAATTTTCTAACTGGTTGATTTTATCAGCAAGTCTTTCTAATAAGTCCATTACTTCATCAACTCCTTTACATAGACATCAGTTACAGTTTTCATCAATGCTTTGTCACCTATCAAACGCTTATCCCAACGGCTACTAGTTCCAGGTGTCGTGTAGTTACGAATTTGGCTACCATTAATCACACCAAAGAATTGAGCACGTGCATAAGGCATCGTATAGATGATATGTTCACCATCGTTTGAAACATTAGAGGCTGTTCTCAATCTGTTTTGTTTTTGCATGTCTGACTTCGGCACAAAACGTTCCATGGCCATCATTGCTTGGTTAGCAGCCTTAAACTGTGATGCTTTTTTGTTTGCCCCAGCCATAATGTGATTAGCTCTATCAAAGTCTAATTTAATAGCCATCACAACACCTCCAATTCATAACTCCAAACCTCGTTATCTAATGGGTTACGGTTGTCTACTATCCGTTGAATAGTGTACTCAACACCCTCAAAAATAATCTTGTTCCCTTGGCTAGTTTTATCTAGCTTTGGCATTGGATTTGTTACGTCTGCATACAAAAAAATAACTGCATTGGCAACCACTTGACGACCGTTATTCGTTCCTGAATAAATAGTCTCTTGTTGAACCACACAATTATTAATGATCGTATCTACTTGCGTTTGCTTGCCATATTTATCTTTCACACCACTAGGCATACGATAAATGACTTGCTGATTAGCATACTTTTTCGGTATTGTAGGTATTTTAGACACTAGCAACACCTCCATATCGCAAACCAAAACGGCCCAATAGCATCAATGCTTCATCGGGGACAGCAAATCCACTGCTAGTTGATGATGAACCATCACTATTAGCAGATTGCAATGTGGTACGACCTATTTCTACACTTGAATACGAACCATTATTCAAATCAGAACTATCAGTAACGCTATTTCTATCCATATAGTCAATAGTTAGCGCAATAGCGCGTTTAAACGCTTTAGCCCTAGCATTTATCCATGGATATTCAGAAGCACTGTCATCTGATAATACAGGCGAATTAGGCATACCATAAAAGTAGTTAGTCACGGTGTCAATTTGTATTTCAGCCTTTGAAATTAACTTTTTGAACGCATCTTCCGATACTGTATCAGGTAATATATTTGTAAATTCAGGATAAGTTAAATACATAACTCACTCCTTTCCGAACTATTTACTGTCCACTACCTGATGTTGTGCCACCAGTAGTTCCTGTTCCACTACCTGATGTTGTAGTCTTTGTTTTGTTTGACTTATGCACTGACGTATTTTCTACGCTAGTAACGTTTTGGTCAATAACGGTTCCATTATCATAAGTAAATGGCTTGATTACAAGCAACTTTGTGTCGTCATAGATAGCGACACCATAGTGCATATCCGCGTTAAACTTAGTCAACTTATGGTCAATATCACGATCTTTTTCAGCTTGCACTGCACGCTTCAAGTAAGTTTTCATAGCACCTGCTTTAGCAACAGCGGCTGAACCAACAGGAATCTTACGCGAACGAATAAACTGCCAACCCAATACACCACCAAACACGCCGGTAGATAAAATTGAATCTCCTAATTGTGATGCACGTTCCCAATCTAATGCAGCAGCTTTACGTACTTTGTTAACGTCTTTTGGATTCATGTAGATAACGCCTTGTGCACTACCATCATCGCCTTCAAAGCTGTTATCAGATGTATCGTCAATGAATGCAGCTTCAATATCATCAATAAAGTCTAACTTTGTAAAATCAGCACTAACTAATGTTAGTCGTGACTTTGCTGCAGTAGCAACAGTATCATTATCTAACTTAGCAGCAATGGCCATTGTGATTTGGCGTGTTGCTTCACCAACTGGATCACCGTAACCAGACAATACAGCTTCATCTGTTAATTGAACACCCTTACCAGCTTTCTTAACTGTGAATGTGTCAGTTGAGTTGGTCAATTGTTCATAATCAATCGCTGCACCCTCGGCAACGTCTTTCGCATCACCGATATACTTCCAACGAGGAACTGTAATTGTATCACCTGGGCGACCTGATAGAGTATCGTCAATAGGTGCAATAGCTCCAAACTTGATTGCCTTTGGTAGTTGCGCAAGAATCATCTCACCCATCACTTCTGGGTCAATCATTTGTTCCAATGTAGTTAAATCATTTGCCATGAATTATTCTCCTTTATTTTGTGCAACCGCCTGTTCATAGACCTCTGGATTAGAGCTCTTAAGTTCAAGCGCTTGTTTGTATGACAATTCGCTAAGCTTTGGCACCTCATTTGAACCACCAGAAGGATTGCCAGAACCAGTAATCTTAACACCTGGCTTTGCACCTTCTTGTTCGGCAGTAAATAGATAACCATCACTCTCTTGTAATTGCTCAAGTTGTTCCTTCAGACCATGCACACCGTCATCATCGATTGTAATATTATCGCCATTTAGTAAAGCCTTAACAGCCTTGGGGTTTTTAGCCTTAGCCTCACGCAAAGCTAGTTCAATAGCACCATCACGCTTTAATGTGGCAATGTTTGCTTCATAATCAGTCTTAGCTTGCTTGTTTTGGTCTTGCAATGCTTTGATTTGAGTTTGAAGCTCTTCGTTGTCACCTGCCTTACCTGATAAGTCTTTGAGTTGCTTGTCACGTTCGGCAATTTGTGATGTTAGATCAGTATTTTGTTGTTTCAACTGTTCCAACTCGCCCTCAACGCCCTTTGACTTCTCCAAATCCTTACCATGTTCAGCCATGACTTGGTTTACCTGTTCATCTGATAGACCAAACTTTTGCAATGTATCCCTGTTCATAAAAATCTCCTTCGTGTTTTTACGGTGTAACGTCACCGAATTTTTTGAACTTAAAAAAGCCTTTTATAAGGGACGTGCTCAGGTCCACATAATTACTTACTGTAAATTTGCTCACGCGAACGATCTCGCCCTAAATATCCTTTATCACTAATAAATTCTCGTAAGTTTTTCTGCTGATTAGATATACGGGACTTCATTTTTGATACCATTTCTTGGTCGTTTAATTCTTTCGCTGCCGCTAAACGTTTCTTGCTACCACGTATAGCTCGTTCCATGTTGCGTTGTTTTTGTTGTTCTTGGCTACGTTTCATAGCCTCATCTGGATCATACTGTTTAGGTGTAACATCAGTGTTAACATCTGGGTCAAATGGCGTTAATGTGTGGGAGCAATTAATTCCTTGAACCCCGCTAGGCGTACCATAACCGTGATTATAAATACTGTCATACCTTGGGTTATAAGCTTCATTATCCTCTGTCACAACATTGACCACCTTGCCTTGAATGGGCGCACATGCTTCACGAGCGGCAGGGTGTGAACTCATCATTGCTTGTCCCATACCGTAGTCATGCATACGTTTCAATCTCAAGTCATTAAACGTTCTATGTGCCGTTGCGTTAACAACTAGTCTGGAGTAACTTTCCAACGACCAGCCATGATTACCTTTATCAACTAAAGTAGTCTGAATACCCTTATCAACCCATTTATAAACGTTGTCTCTAACGGCTTTTTCTGGCGTTTTAAGCCCGCTTGTTACTTCTAGCGTTGATTGCTTGACGATACTTTGAAACGTCTTCATAGCTGCATTATTTTCGTAATTAGTAGTCAACAGTGTTTGATTAACGTTGTTGTCAATATCAAGGAATGTCTGTCGCATGATTGAATCTAACATGTTAGAAACATCATCACCAACAGTGACTTGTTTCTTCATTATTCCCTGTAATTGTTTGTCAATCTCTAATACTATCTGCAAACCATTACGTTTAATCATGCTTGTTAATTCATGCTCTGATACTTTATTAGCTTTAGCCACTATCTTGATCACGTCACGAGTTAACGCATGCATTTTACTAAGCTGTTCAACTTGCCACATCATAGCGTTGTCGCCATTTATTTTATCCCAATCGCTATCTTTAACTGCATCAATCAGCAGTTTAAATATATCTTGTTCTAGTTTCGCATAGATATCAGATATACTATTTGCTTGCTGTTGCATCGTGTTTGGCGTAATCATTCATCATCGCCCCCACTACCTTCACCGTCATTACCACCAAGCATACCAGCCTGTTCATCGGGTATATTGTCTGTTTCAGGCGCTTCACTTTGTAACTCTGCAAGCCATTTGTCGGCATCATCTTCACTCAAACCGTAATTACGCATTAAGAATTGTTTCTTAGGCATAAATCCAGCCATTGCAACCTTTAAATCTTCTTCGAGTTGCTTATCTTTATCAACGAACACGCCATCATCAAAATGTAAGTTAATCTCTAATGGATTATTGACTAAATCGACTGATAATGGCGCTTTTTGGTTGTCAAACAACTCAGGCTTAGTAGCTAATTGAACAATTGATATAATCAACTCTTTGATTTGCTTCTCAACTTGAGTAATATAGCTTGAACGAGTACGATACGTTTCACTGTTATCAGAAACAACTTCTGTTGCTGTTTTATCGCTCTTTGTAGCATCAGTAGACAATGTTCCTTGTGATAGCCCTATATTGTTCTCAAACTCACGCACAAACACTTGAAGCGATTCACTGTATTGTTGTACGCGAATGTCGTTGGTCAAGTCTTCAATAATAGGCTTGCCATCTCTAGTCTTACCAACTTTCATAAACACATCATCATCTGGGTCGAATGCGGGTGCGCCACTCATTTTGTCACCGGCATGCTCTGCTGTTGGTTTCATCAACGTACCATCAATCGCTATGCGTCTCTTACCTAGCTTTACTTCTCGATGGAATTGGTCTTGTGCTGTATTGATCGCATTAATAACGTGTTTGTTATTCTCTACAATTCCAATACCTAACGGACTTTCAATTGACTTGTTGTTCTTGCCAGGCGTTTTGAAATAAGCGAATGTTGGTCGTACGATATCACTAATAACAACTTGCTCTGGTAAGTCAGCAAACTCATCAAGAACAGTTAAATTAACTTGTTGCCCTATCTCGCCGACGTTTTCGGAGCGATACAGTTCATTAGTAATCGTTTCTTCACTAATCCCATCGAACTCATGAAATTCTAGTAACGAGTACCAAACAGTCTTGTTGTTCTCTGACTTAGTTGTTCGATTGACAATAACAGCCGATTGAATATCATTTGTGTTAGATTGCAACGGCACAAATTGGTCAGCACGTACCCAAGCTAATTTAATCTTGTTGTTATCCACGTATGGTCGAATAGCAAAACCACCAGTAGCAATGCCAGTTTCTAAATACTCTTCATACTTCAAATTAAACAAGTTATCAGTCAGCACACTGTTAATAAAAGTATCGATATTTTCACCGGTTACAGATACAGTTACCTGTTCGTTAAATATAACTGACGCTAATTTACGCGCTGCTTGATGCGTAACAGATAGTGTCGATAGCTTTCGTTGCCGTCGTTCGTTGTTCGTATTGTAGAAATGAACATCAGCAAATACATCACTGTAATAGTCCAAATCTTCTCTAATTCTTGTAATTTCACTGACAGGCAAGTTAACGCGTGGGTCATCAGTAATATTTGCAAGTGATTTTCCAAAGCCCATGCTTATTTTTCCTTTCGTAAAAAAATCGTGTAGTTTATCTCTGATTGTCATAATTGCTCCTACCATGCAAGGTCTAGCACATCTTCATTGTCAAGAACAAAATACTGGAAGTTATCGCATGTGTGGTCTGCTATTTTGATAACCTCTGGTTTTTCGGCATGTAGTGTTTTCTCATCCCACTGGTAACGCTTATGTTCTTCAATGAACTTATCAAGATTGGTTTCAGTTGGCAGATAATAAAAACGACCCTGTGCAAGTAAATTCTGCACACGATCGATCATGTCTGGTTTCTTTAATTTTGCTATTGGATGCCAATCAACACTAAAGTCCTTGTGATACTGGTTTCTCAACGCTGCTTCAGCACTATCCATTGTCATGTTGCTGATGGGTTTTCCGTATTTAGCGTACATACGCTCTATAAACTCATGAACGTTCTTAGACAAGTCATCAGTAGCCATTTTATCAACCTTACCTTCTGGACTGTAATACCAAGTGTCTAGTAGCACTACTTTACGATGATACGTTACACCATAGCAACCCACAGCAGTAGCAGACACAGAGTGACCAACATCGGCAGAGAAATACAAATCAACAACGGAATCATCTAAATCTTCTAAGTGTTCCAATCGTTGGAATAAGTCCATCTTATAGACGTTAGTACCAAGTCCCACTGGCTCGCCTAAAAATTGCCATCTGTAATAGTCATGATCGTTAACTTTGTACTTCTCAATGTCGTGTAAATACTGTTCGGACAAGAAATGCAGTTTATCATCTAGATATGTTGTATGTACCACCAAGAAATCAGGGTCATCACGAACTGTTTCTACCCATTCATTAATCCAATCATAAGGATTACGTGGCGGGTTATACGAGAATATCGTAACAACTTGCATGCCTTTAGGTAGCTTTTGACGTGTATATGATAACTGTACTGTATGTATTTCAGTAAAGTTGCTGAATTCAGTAGCTTCTTCAAACCACAACCAACGTACGTATCCCTTAGCTATCTTGAAAGACTTTTGCTTACTCGGATCATCAACACCAGAGAAGTAGAAACCACTACCATTACGTCTGTCTGTAATCTCCATAGGTGACGTTTTAAAGCGGAATAACCACGATACGTGCAATTCATCTAAAGCCCACTTAATCTGCTCATACACACTACGTTTGAGGTTACCAGCTACCTTACGATAACAAACCACATTGGCATTTTCGTCAGCCATCATACCCATTGCTAGATACATACTAATCGCACTAGATTTGGTACTAGCACGTCCACCTTCTTCGATAATATTAGATGCGTTTGTTTCCCATAGATGATCAAAAGCCGGATTAACTAATTTAGCTACGTTCATCTTCTTCTGCCCTCCTATCGAAACCAATCACTTGCACATCATCACTATCTGTTGCTCTTTTATCTAGATAACTAAGCAACTCTTGGCGCGCCTTGCTACGATCATGTAACTCAACAACCGGACCATCTTTGCCTATTCGCATAGATTTAATGGGTTTAGTGTCTAACTTATCTTTGTCTTTGAACTGCAACCACGACTTATGAAACACTTCAGGATTATCATCTGTATCAAGCTTCACATCACCTTCCGCGTCAACATGCAATACGTCATATCTTCCAAAGTCTATGTAGTCACCAATATCAGCACGTGCCTCAATAACCATATCTTCCATCAAATCAAAAGCGTCCACACCTAGCTCTTGTAATTTAGCTTTGCGTAGATGCTTTATTTCGTTTTGAATACTAGCATTTACTAGCAACCTAGAGGCATTAACATTAGCTGTTTTATAATCAACATCATAAACATTTATGTACGCTTGCGTGGCATTAGAAATACGGAGATAGTCCAGTACGAAGGCTTTTTGCTTATCCGTCATCTTGCTGTCGCTGAGTTCATCAATAGCTTTTTCAGTCGGCTTTTTGGTTGCAACCCTTGCAACCTTTTGTGCAACCTTTTCGTCTGTGGTTGCAACATCATCAGATTTCCAATAACGAGACTTCCAGGACTTAACCGTACTTATCGAAACACCATACTTATCAGCAATATCTTTATACTTTAAACCAGACAAATAATCTTGCTCGGCTTCTTCATACTTTTTCATGTCATTTAAGGCACCTCCTTTCAATACTGTTTATAGATCTATTTATTTCTCATTTCGTCAAAGGTAGCTTTTATCATTACAATGCAGGCTGCCAACAATATCAAAAATATAAGTAATCCGACCATAAATACAACACCCGTCCATACCGCACTAACCATTTATTTGTCTCCTATAATTTTTCAATACACCATTGCCGTGATTATTCATTTTTTCATAGATATTTGCCAATTCTAAATGTGGATCTGTGTTTGGAACTACATTCGGTTTGCTATCGAAGGCGTGCATAATACTGTGGCTGATACCATTAATTGCTTCAACAATAGCTTTACCAGCGTCACCTATACTTTTATTTATCTTTTTAGCAAACATACATCGTCTGTGCAATGCCATTTCATGTCTAGCTCTACTTAACTGTTTATGTCTTGGGTGTCCTTGTTGCATATCATTCTCCTAAACGTGCCACTCGGCAACTAAATAAAGTGTTCAACTTTCAATCGGTCATCACTGTACTCAAGTGCATACATCAGCTTGTTTGAACCAACAAAGCCGTTCATAGTTTCCCAATCATCACTAGGTTTCGGTGTTGAGAACTGTCTGAACACGACACCGTTTTGGTCTTCTGTCTTATCAAAGTGAAGATGTCCTGAATGTATTTCAGTTGTTGTTGCAATTCCCCACAAGTGTCTGCATTCATTAGCTAGTATCTGTGCAGGGTTCTTTCTGTTGACATTGCCATGCTGAATTGAGATAAGTACATGACCTAATAAGTAAGCTGTTCGATAACGATTATTCACATCTACTTGAGCTTGTTTAAATCGTTCTTTAATCCAGATCATAAACATGTACGAGATATCAAAGTCATGATTACCACCGACCGACTTAATCATCACGGTGTTAGCATTCTCTAACGCTGTAACAACAATGGCTTCTGTAAATTGCATAGCTTCATCAATTGCCTTTGGCATATCGACATCTTCAAGAACTGTGCCACTAACTGTTTCAGTGCTATTAATCTTATCCGAGTGAAGCATGTCACCAATCATCTCAATAACAATCGTTCCATAGCCTTGCTTAATGATGTCTAGTAGTTCTGACAACTTGTCTTGTACATCAGATAAATGAGTGATACCCCAATGGTTGTCCGTAATCGGTATAACTAGGTTACGTTTTCGTGATGAATCTAATGAGTGTTTAACTTTAAGCGGTTTAATATCACGTGTTAATACTTTAACTGCTCGCTTGATGTCATTATCAACTTTAGGCTTAACCGTAATCTTAGACTGGTATAAATCAATCAAGCCATTCTCAACACTGTTCTGTTGCCAGAAGTTATTGCGTGCTGATACGATATCCCAATCATCAGGATTAAAGCCGTGTGCTCTTAATACGAACTCTGGGTCTTTAGCCTGTTCGGAAGTCATTTGCATTGTCGTAGATGATGTTGTGCTGCCGTCTTTGTTGATGACAATTTCAGTACCGCGTTTCACATCTTTAACTTTAGGTTTTTGTTTGCCTTTATAATGGCTACTGGTATGTCCTGTTGCAATAAACCTTGCTACCGTTCGTTTACTAAAGTTAATACCATATTCATCAAACATCTGTTGTGCAACTTTAGGCGATGATAAACCTTGTTTGCTTAATTCGATGATTCTATTCTTTTGTTTATCAGTCCAATTCAAACGAATCATCACTGCCACTTCCTATCATCATAAAAAGCATCTTTGCGCTCGTCTGTATGACTTCTGCGTTTAGATGCTTTGTTTTGTTTCCTGCTATATTGTCTTTGCTTGTCAATTTTGCGGTAGATGTTTAATTCATCATCACTGGCGACAAGTCCATAATCTTTATCAATTTTCATACGATTCTCTTTTCAAATAAAAAAGCACCCGTCAAGGTGCTGCTATGTACGATAAAGACAGGCACATGTCATTATCCTAAGTTGTGTTTGCGTGTGACCGCAATATGCTAGACAGGCATCGCACCTGCACGCCCTTACTAACGACATCCGGTACGATTAACGCTTTCAGTGATGTAACTACTTTCTAGCACTTAATGATAGATATTCCAACCTATCGTATTTTTACATACACAGCGGCTTTTTCCGAAGCGTGTGTAACGTTGCTTTTAATGGATAAGCAATAACCCTGTTTGTTAATTATTCGATAATACTAATATACTGCATATATATTCACTATGCTTATACTAAATCTCTACTGATTATCTACTGAAACTATCAAATCAAGCTCATCAACCGTCCACAACGCTAGTTTTAAATATGCAGTATTAAGTAATTTACTCAGGTTAGCACTTGAATAACCTGTTAAATCAGCCAACTCATCAAATGTCATGTTTCTAAAGTGTCGGTTGAACAATAAGTTGCCAAATCGTCCGTCCATGTTACGAATAGCCTTGAGAATACATTGTATCTTCCATTTAGCTATTTCTGATTCAGACATCTTTTCCATCAGCCGTATCGTTGCGTCTTCGGTGTGATTACCAAACGAAGTGGCTTTTGGCATATCTGATATGACCGGTGAATGATACATCAAGTCATTACTTGTGAGATGTGCCAAGTCTATCAAGTCCTTAAATTCACTTGAACTATTGATAGCGGTTGGATCACCGAAGAAACTTGACACGTTTTTAATTGTTCGTTTACGGTCATAATTCAACTCTTTGCTCCTTTAACTATTCGTCAACTATCTTGATTGTTTCTGGGTGTAACCATGCACTGAAGTATTCTTTTGGTAGAGTATCTAAGATAGGTTCCTCATTGCCATAAGAACCCACTACAAACGTAAGTTCATCTCGTTTAAAGTCAAGTAGACCGACAGCATTAGTTCTTTCAAATGTAGTCATCTCAACAGTTGGCGCATATTTCTTGCGTAGTTCATCAATAATATCGAGTACCGAGAAAGTATTCATAATACCAGACGTCTCATCATACGTGTTATCATGTGATTTAACTTCATCTATCGCTTCATCAAATGTCATTTCCGACCTCCATAATATTTCAATACAATATAAGTAACTGCGACCATTGCTGACAATAGCATGCAAAACTCAATCGCATGCTGTAAGTTGTGTCCTATTTCAATCATTGTCACTCCTTATCCAAATATAGCGTTTGTTCTTGACGCTTCACGTTCTTCAATCTCTTTCTGCAAATGTCCGTAGACCTTGTTAATCATATTAGTGTTATTATGCCCGACCTGTTTTGCAATATAGTTCATCTGAATACCGTTGCTTAACATGACGCTAACATAGGTATGGCGCAGCTTGTGGTAGCTCACTCTAGGAATATTAAGTTTGTCCAGAATTTTGTATAATTTTTCGTTCACGGTTGCATTATACATTCTTGTATCTGGATCAATCATAAGTGGCAAGCCGTCTCTTGATAAATCGTTTTCATCACAGAACTTAGAATACTTTATTAGCAAATTATATAAAGTCGAATCTATATCAACCTTTCTGATACTGCTATCGTTTTTAGTCAAGGCAAAACCTGTACTATATTTATAATCCCACGTTTTGTTGACATCAATTTGATTAGGAGCTATATCATCTCTTGTTAACCCTATTACCTCTGCATAACGCATTCCTGTATGAATACCAACTGACATAATCATGTAATATGTTTGCTCGGTTATTTGCTTTTTATGCGTATAATTTCCTGCGGATATTACCGGTCCTTGATCTAACATTTCTTCAAGCTTGAAGTCTACAAAGCTTTTCAACTTGTTAAATTCTCCCATTTCCAAAAACTTCTTTTGATTAACAACTTTGTTAACCTTATCGTGTTCCCACGTCTTTTCAACACTATTAACGGTTAGATTAGTTGTTTTAATCCCTTTGATATATTCATCATCAACTGCGTAACGCAATGCGTGAATAATCATGGTTTTAAAATTTCGCACGGTTTCTAGTCTGTGTGTTTTACCAAACTGGTCGATTAGCCATTGTAAAGCCAATCGGTTATTTTCTAAATCTTTCAAGCGCAAATCTGGCGCTATTTTCCTGATATTATCAGACAAAATCCCCCACTTTTGGAATGTTACAGGTCTGATGTGCCCCGCCTTATAGTTATCTGCAAACCATTTTATATAGTTGCAGAACTTCATTGAGCTAACCGACTTGCGTGCATTCTTAATTGTATCTGCACTAAAATTTGGTTGTTCTACTAATGCTTCACTCATTTTTAATTACCTCTAACTTGCTTTCAATGTGTTCCGGATAGCGTTCTCCTGTCCACTCTTTAATTTCAAATTCTTTCATAACTTCATCGCTGTATGGCATAACGTTCAAGCTGCTAAATGCCATGTAAGTGTCTAGATCATTTTGCACGAAGAATACACCTCTTACTGACCGTTCAAGAACATCGCCGTGAACAACAATAGCGTTCATGCCACGTATCATCAGATTAAACAACAGAAACGGTAACGCCCTATCTGATAGTTCTTCAACTCTGTACAAGTTTTTTGAGGGCTTGTAGAAAAAAGGACTCTTATCCTTGATGTCATTCCACCACTTTGTAATCACAATTCCACCTGTTCCAGCGGCTGGTTCGTAATACATGTTAGAACCACCTACTAGCTTAGACATGATTGTCGCGACTGTATCTGGTGTGAAATCTTGCTTATCTTTCTTACGGTTTGCCTGCTCTGCTTCATAGTATTTGTGGAAACCGTCAAACGATAGATCGTTGTCATATTCTTTGAGGTAACGGCGCATCGCTATTTCTCGTTTCTCTTTGTCAAACAACATTTCCATAATTGCATCAGGTAATTTGAATGACTCATTTACACCAAAAATATCATGGATAATCGTCATCGCTTTTTCATCTTGCATTTATATCCTCTTCCTTTTGCCCAAAATATTTTTGATATTTTTTCCATTTTCAAATGGTATCGCTCAGTGTCATGACCGTCAATTATCTTTAGCCCAAATTCAACTCTTCGACTATAAACAGTCGTGTCGTTTATTCGTAACTTTTTTGATATTTCCGAAGCGTAATAGCCTTCATTTGCTAATTTCTGTATATCATCAGCTTGCTTTTTGCGCTCTTCTAAACTACATCTTTTCTTTGTCCTTATATTATTTTTTGCAGCCTTAACTACGACCGAATTGTATGATCTACCTAAATGTTCCATGATTGCAGAAATACCAAGTTTTTCATAATTTTCTTTAAGGTATTCCGTTTCCCATTCTTCCCAATTTCTTTTTTCAATAAATCTTTTAGCCAAGTCTAACCTCTGTCTTTTAATTTTAATAGCGATTATTGACCTGTTAAGTGCTTTGGCTATTTTGTCATCAGAACAACCGTTTATATACATTAATTTAATTGTTGAAATCTCTTCCTCGGAGTATATCCGTCCTGCCATATCATCACTCGTCCTCCACTGCTAACTGCACCGCTTCTGTTAGTGGGGTAGTCCAAGTTTTTGCCTCATCTTCGGTGTTGAATTGTGTGGCTTCGTCTTTAAAAGTAGTCATTTCATGATATTCAATACTGTAAATATCACCTTGCGTTAAATAAAGATAACCACTTTCAGAAATTCCCTGATCCATATCAGGTTCATATTGTTCTTTACTTCTCACAAACCACTTCATATTTTGGACAATCTCAATCGTTTCTTCTGGTTCCAAAGGATTGTAATTAGCCCATAAAATAGCAAATTCATTTTGCCTGTCTTTATCTTTTTGTGTTCCAGTAAATAGCCTATCGTACAACGTGATACGCAAATTAGTGTCAGCTATTTCAGTTATAGCGCTATATAAATCAAAATCTTTTTCAAATAAATCGTGGAACTCATCAAACTCCGCCTGTGTCATCTTCACACGTGGGTGTAACTGCTCTGCTGTGTAAAGCGGAATAGGAACAAGACTTTCAACAGCTATTTTTTTGTGATACTTTAGAACATCGGAATAAACTTTAGCTCTATCAATATCATTAAATGCAACTCCGTTAACTAAATATAATACTGGTTCAGTCATCACTTATCTCCTCCGTGTAAAAACTCATGAATATTATTGCCGATGTCATCAACCAATCCCACGCTCTGTAAGCTAACTATTTTCATCTCATCACACTTTCTCTATTTTTATAGTCACAGCTTTCGATACGTTGCTGTTGAAATGCTCTACTTCTGCTTTTAGTGCCTCATAGTGTTTATCTGACACATACTCGCCGTTTTGGTATTCATAATCGTAGTATGAGTTAAACAGCTCCATGAAATGTGACGGTACAGCCGTTATTTTGTATATCGTCATACAACTACCCGACTATTTTCAATACTTAATCCCATTTGATAGATAACGCCACGCATTGTTGATACGCTAATAGTGAAATGTTGCGCTAGAACATCAATGCTAGTGATGCCTTCTTGTATTAGCAACCGAACTCGTTGTTTCCGTTGTGCCATTTTGTGCCGTTGTACCGCTGACCTGCGTTCAAACGAGTCGGTGAAACGTCCGTCAGATACCGCTTGTTTATTATGTCTGTCTTGAACAGACTTGCTGTATTCTTCGATCGTCATATTATTACTCTCCCACTCTTTATTTCGTAGCCAGTTTCTTTGGCATACTCATAGACAGCCGTAGTAGAACAACCTATTTTATCGGCGATTAATTTAACGTTATTTTCACCTTGTTCAACCAACTCAATAAATTGACCCTTGCGCTGTTTTTTTATCTCCGATGGTGGAACAGGCTTACTTACTACCCCATTGCTGGCTAACAATCTTCTTTTAGCGTATATTTGTTGTATCGTCTTACCTAATGTGGCGGATATTTCATCAATTCCATAACTGTCACTTAACATAGTTATTAAAGCTTTTGTTTGTGGCTCACTCCAAAAACGATCACTTTCCTCCCTTATTGCTGCTTCTGGTTTAATCTTCTCCTGCATCCATCTGCAAGCTTCATCGAATCCCTTTTTTCTCTCTATAATCGCAAATTCTGTCGCATAGTTTGTCATTGCTTAACCTCCATTTCGTAAATCTCTAACCTTGGGTTTTCTTTGTCAATATAGAAGTCGTGATCGTAACCCCCGATGTTCTTAACGCTGTCGTTTTCTAAAAACACAACGCCTCGCACTCTGGCTTTTTGCATGCCGTCAAATATGAATTTCTTTATGAAATCCCAATTATCTGGGTCAATTCGTCCGTCTGACAAATACCAATCAAACTTTAATTTGCAAGGCCAATCGAACATAATTCCATCAATCATAGCTTGCTCGACTACTCGCTTAGCATATAAAGTACCTAACTTTTTCAATCTCGCACCCGCATATCTATTCGTTCTTTCTGCATGAATATACTTATTCAAAGTTTTATCTCGGTACTGCTCGATGTTGAAATAAATTTTATTTTTCATTTTGTCTACGCTTTAATTTTTCAAGAATTTCTAATGCATACCGACCATCAACCACGCCTCGTGGTTCGCCATCTGGAGTTAAAAATGCTTGTCTTGCTTCTTCAAATGGACTTAATCTTTTACTTGTTGCCATCTCTATACCTCCTATAACATCAAAGTCGTTGCCATGTTGTGTAACATCTTTTCCTTAGCCTCTTTAACAACATCTCGCTGTATTTCAAAGCCGTAAGCGCTACGGTCTAACTCGATAGCGGCTCTCAATGTCGAACCACTGCCTGCCACTGGATCAATCACTACGTCACCATAATCAGTAAAAATATTGATTAGTTCTTTCAACACAGGTACTGGTTTCTGGGTTGGGTGTATTTTTGGATAACGGCTATCTTGAACCCAATTGAACCAGTTAAGCACCATTCGACCGTCATTGTTAAACTTCGGCAACTTATCTCGGTAGAACACCAAAGCGTATTCGGTAGCGCCAACAATCTTCATGTTGGCTTTCAATACTTGAGGTGACGTGTTTTTGATAAAGACCAAAGGATAGTAATGATTAAAACCATATTTTTGTGCTTGATCTATCAACTCTTGAATTTGTTGAAATGAGCAGAAGACAATCATAGCCGGCGCTTTTCCTTTTTCTTTTGGTTCCTTGATTAACATTTTCGAGCAAAAGTGCATGAACTCCGCAATTTTAAAATCAACATCTGTATTAAAAAATGTTTTATTAGCTTTATCTGACTCACCTTTGCTGTTGTCTCCGTCAACGTACCATTCCGTACTAGAAGCATAAGCGTTATTGCCTAAGTTATATGGGATATCAGCGATCACAAGTTGCGCTTTCGGTATGCCGTATTGCTTGTAGTTTTGAAAATGGTCATTGAACAGCTCGTATTTAATTTCTTTACTCATACCTGTTGTCCCTCTTTATTTGCTCTCACATCCACATAAACCGTCATATTTGACGTTTTAAATGTGGTTTAGTGTATTTATACCTAAATAGCGTTCAACGTCTTAAAACGTATTTTATTTATAATTGTTTTGACAGTTCATACCATTCCACTTTTCTAGAAATGGGAATATCCCAAATAGAGTTATATCCCATGATTTCCGCAGCTAATTGTTCATTTCTTGCTACTGCCATGATTACTCTCCTGTTGTCAATCTATGAACCTCTGCAATTCGCTCATCTATCTTGATGCCTGTTAGGTGGTGCTTCTGTAAGAATGTTTCAATTCCTAACGAATGCGCCATCTGATGATGTTGCCTACATAATTGCACGGCTCTGTGTTTCAAATGGTTAGTCTTGCGCCTGTCTACCCCTTGGCCAATCGTGTCTAAATGGTGCAGGTCACTCGGTCTCTTGCCACATATCACACAACACTTGTTCATCAGACACTGATATTCCCAATGCGCTATTTCCTGTGGCTCTAATTCATTCAAAGGTTTCACGCTCAAAGCAATGTCGTGAAGTGCTGCGTAATCTAATAACATGTTGATGAACTCGTTTGTGTCTGACTTATTGCCCTTGACTGCGCTCAGACTAAATTCGCCAAAGTCTAAACCATGGTAATACTCGTACATGCCGTAAAAATGCCTTCTTGTGCTTTCTACGGTCTCTAACCATGCTCCGCCTACTTGTGACAACCAAATGTCGTTGAGCAGTGCAAACGCAAATCTACGCTGTTTTGGTGTCGGCTCATTATCATCACTAGCTACCACCGATAGAACTTGATGCTGATTAGTTGCGTGATACTTCTGTAATGTGCGCAAATCATCGTCGCTCATTCGCAATGTGACTAACCCTTTGTTTGGATCTAGCTTATTCACTTGTCCAAATAATTCAGTCAATGAGTTACTACTCCTCCAACAGTTCTGGGTTTTCGTGTATGTTTCCAATGACAATACAATCTTTGTTTATGTGTAAATATTGCGGTATTCTATAATCGCCAACAAATTGTTCTGGGTTTTCTGATGAAATGTTGTTGATTATAGCTCCAGTAGATGGCCATATATGAACTACACCTCGTACAATTGTGTCTATGTCACTGTATTGCTCTACCATTCCCAAAGTTTGTGGGTCTAAAATAGTATGGTCTCCTTTGTGATAATCCATTTCAACGATGTCATTTTCATATACTGCATTACCACGCCTATCAACAATACCTGTGTATTGTTCTAGAACTCGTTCTTTGCTTAAATCTCCATCAATGTTTTCCGTATGTTCAAATCTGAAGCCAACCATATCGTCAAAATCTTCACGTTCACCATAAGATATAGTGCCACGTTGTTTGTCCCACTCTCTAAACTTTATTTCTCTTGCCATTCTTCACTCCTCAAATTTCCTCTATACCCCAATTCCAAGGTTCACTGTCAACACACATGCGCTTTGCTAATGCATACTCCACATCATCAAACTTCGTGAATACTCTTGGGTCTCGCATAATCACTCTGTTATTTTCTGTACAAATCATTTGATAACTCATTCTCTTACATCGTCCAATCCGTCAAACACAACCGTGTTCTCTGCTTTTTTTGTAATTAGTCGGCTCACAATCTTCTTGTTGTACATGCGTTCCAAATCGCCCCTATCGTTGTTTGTGGTCACGATAGTGCTGTAACGCTTGTTGCCGTCTTTATCTTTCACTTGCCTTGCTTCAGCAACTCGAAACCAGAACTGTTGTAATCTTTCAGTGGCACTACCTTCGTTTTTCATGCCACCAGCTTCAGAACCAAAGTCATCAAGTATCAATACATCAACTTCACGCATTGATCGCTCAATGTTCTTTATCTTGATAGCTGCTTCATTGTCGTTGAAGTCATACATAATCAGTTCTCGTAAGTCCATAACACTGACAAACATACTCAACTTATCCGAGTGTTGTATCAGTGCATCAATGATTGCTAACACCATGGCTGTTTTACCAGTACCAGCCTCACCATAGAACAGAACGTTGAAATTACTATCAAACATTCTCTTAGTGATTTCTGCTGACTTCTTCCAGATGTCGTGGGCTAACTTTTGATTAGGTTGCACTTTTGGATTCCACTTCTGAAATGTGAACGTCTGCTCACCGCTAGTTCCCCATACGCTATCTCGTTTGTAGATACGTGCCCTGTTATTAAACAATGCTTGCCTAACTCGTTCCTGGTCTTCACGCTCTACCTTTTCACGCCATGCTTGCAATTCTTCATCGCTAACCTTGTTCTTAGTAAAGCGTTCATCGTTTTCTAGCATTTCCTTGAGACTATTCATCTTGTTCCATAGCCTCCGTTCTTCATTGGTGTTTTAGCATTACCATTAATTGGTGTTAAATCATATTCGTCTTCCCAACACGCTTGGTTAAACCACGTTGAACCTTGCTTAATAAACTGCTTAGGTGTCTGTTTCACTTCAATTTGTTTGTTGTACTCCAATATTTTATTTTTGATGTCATCTGGATTAACACCATTTTTTATCGCTTTATTAAACTCTCTTTCGGCGACCTTCTTACCGGATTTTTTTGGATACAAAGACCAAATTTCTTCAAAATGAACGTTATTATTATTTAATCTATTAATTGATTTATTAATTGATTTATTATCTACGCCGTTTTCGGGGGTAGCCTCCCCTCGTTTTTGGGTATAGGGTATACCCGATTTCGGGGATAGGGTACCATCATTTTCGGGGGTAGGTCTATAAATTACTTTTAAATAACGTTTTTCAATTATTTTTGAGTCACTTTTATAAACTAATGAACTTTCTATAATTCCTTTGTCGTATAGATCACTCAAAGCAGTTTGTACCGTTTTTGTACTTTTTCCAAATCTTTTAGCTATTCTCTGATTGCTTGGGAAGGCTGAACCGGTTATATTTTCGAAAGTATATATATATCCAATCAGCCTTGCTTGAAAGTCGCTGATATTATCCAATTCATCAACCCAAGCTGGTATCTGAGTGAAGTACTTAATATCTTGTTCTTCTACCATGTTGGCTCCTTAGAATGGTAAATCATCGTCACTGATGTCTATTGGAGAATTACCTTTTGATGCGAATGGGTCAGCACTTTTAAATTGATCATTGTTGTTTGAATGACTAGTTGATTGCGATTGTCCGTCTGTTGGTCGTTGTGCACCGTTAGGCTTGCTGCCTTCTTTATCAACCTTGTCATACCCTTTGACATTCAGGTTCCATTTTTGGTTATAATCCGACTGCTTCCACTCAACATTGATATTCAAAGTTTTACCGATAATGCCACGAAGAATATCCTGAACGCTGTTGATCGCTGTTCCATCAGGAACATTTGCTGATACTAGCAATGTGTTAAAACGCTTTTCAGATAATTCGATATTGTCTGGATTCCAAACAAAATTGTCATACAAGATACGTCCACCGGAATAGTTTCCATCTAGCACTTCATAATCAAGCACCAGCATTTCATTTCCACTACTCTTAGCGCTAGTGTATTGTGATGAGTCAAGGACTTTAACGTTATATGTTCCTGCTTCTTGCACGCTCTTGCCAAATGTGTTGTTGCTGTCTACTGTGAATAATGCCATGTTATTTCTCCTCTGCGATTAATTCGCTTGCTTTAATTAATTTTCTATCGTCAATTCTGTTCTTAGCGTGATTACCGTTTTCTGGGTCAAGGTCAATCCACCGCTGATCACTTTCTTTGTAGATACGTCCCACTACATCAAAAGGTGCAGTGAATGCATTGAAAGTTTTCTCATTCATATCAGCTTGAAACCTACCATCTCCGGTTAATCCACCAGAACCGTTATCAACTTGATGCGCTGTAGCTAAAATTGTTTTATCCGTCTTTCTCAGCCACATGCCTAAGTTCCTAAACCAAACTTGAAGCTTTTGATAATTCTGACGACCATCTTTACTGGCGCCGTAAATGTTTTCTAAAGCCCAATTTTGCAGTGCTGTCACATTATCTAGCACAATGACATCGTGAGCATCTGACTGTTTGATTAACATTTCCGTAACTAGTTGTTGCATTTTTGGTGCGTCTTCATCATCAAATGCGATAACATCAATATCATCTGTACCAACCAATGCATTAGTCGAACCATCAAATATCAGTAATAACTTTTTGCCCTTGAATTGTTTAATTAGCGATGTTTTACCAGTTCCACCATCGCCATAAACAAAATACATATTGCCTACTTTTGGTATTTCTCCCGCTCTATATGCTTTCATTTCATTACCTCATTAGTCATACTTGACTCTGTTTTGGGTCTTATGAATGACAACCTTATCCAAATCTTCTTGGATAGTTGCGCCGAATTGTTTCTTAAGCTGTGTTGGTGATTTAACTACCAATGCATCTAAACCATACTTGTTATAAAACGCTTGCTTGACCTTATTATCATCAGCAGGCAACTCTTGCTTGGAGCTTTCTCCATAACTGATATGCTTGAATTGAGCGCCGTTATCTAAACGTGATTTCAATTCCGCATCAGTCTTTTTAATACCGTTTTTTAGATACTTAATCAGATACACTAAATCTTCGAATGTTGCGTTATCTAACTGCTTCAATTGAGCATCATCAGTCATAATACTCAATCCAAACTTTTGACCAAAGTCATCAATAATTGTTATTTCATTTGCCATAATTAATCTCCTGATTCTAACTGTGTTAATTCTTGTTCGAGTTCTTCTACGTAATCTTGGCAACCTTGAATTTCGTCCAATGCTGCATCACGTTCTTTGCATAAGTATTCAATTCTGCTTTGCTTTTTTCGCCATGCTGAACTTTCAACATCGGGCTGATAAAAAGCTAATGCATCTTGCACCATTTGCATTTACCTCGTTTCTTGCTATAATCGAGATATAAATTTCTTGCGAATAATTTATATCCAGCGCTTTAACTGTTGCAGCAGTTAGGCGCTTATTTTTTTGTTCTAAATTCATCTAAGCTGACATCTAGCGCATCAGCTATTTTTTCCATTGTGGAAAATGTTATTTGTGTTCTGGCACCTGATTTGATTGGGTATAAAGTTCCTAGCGAAATACCGGATTTCTTAGATAACCAATACCAGGTTTTGTTGATACTATTCAGTTTTTCATCTATTTTTTTATTAATTTTCAAGGTCATTTTCCGTCCTTGTTTTATTGTCTATAAGCAATACAATGTAATTACAAGCGTTCAAGACGATATTGACGTTTGTAAATTTGAGAGTATCCGATTATCCCAAAAGATACAGAAGGAGAATTATAATGTCGTACGAGATTACTCACGTAAGAGTAGACAGCGAATACAATAGCTCAGAAGATCATATAACAGATGTAAAACTTTCAGATGGTACTGTTGAAAGCGTTCGTCAAGTTGTTGGTTTCATTGATAGTAGAATGGAATACTTTTTTACTGACCACCTCGGTAGTAAAGCCCAGGTTGAGTCTGTGCATCCATCCGGTCGCCCTGCATACATTAGGACAAAACCTAATCAAACAACCGCAGATAATCTGTTAAGTTTGCCAAGATTTTAACGAACTACCTCACTCATCACGTGGGGCTTTTTGTATGACATCGAATACAAAATTCATCGTGACTGTTCCGTCATCATTTTCTTTGTTTGATCGTGTATACTCATTTAGCTCAAATTCACCGTCCAATAAACCTTTTACCAATCTAATTAATTGTTCCATTGCTTTTCCCCATATTTAACCCGCATGTATTTGTTGCTACCATCTGTGCCACCCATACGTTCCAAGCGGTGCTTATTACGTTGATGCTCACGCTCTTGTGACTCGCCCTGTATCATGCCACCAACGAACACTGCGCCTAACACGATTGCTACTGCTATTACTTGTAAAAACCACATGTTATTCCTCCTTATGCTACTTGCAAAAACTTATTAATAAAGTATTGCTGTCCCTTACCAGTTACCTTTGGTGTTTTAGTTGTTACGTTTACCCCATTTGAGTTGATATGGTTATGTTCCTTGATTTCGAACAATCCCATTTCCATACTCTTTTGAGTTGGCATGTTGTAGTCTGTTCCCTTACGGCGAATTAGATAACCATTCTCACGCAACCAGGTAAACAATCGGTTAGCACCTGTATCGATGCCATTCTGTTTCAGTAATTTTGCTAGCTCGCCAACCAAGATACTTGTTTGACTTGCGCTCACTGCATCAGCAAACAATGCTTTGGGTTTCATTTCAGCAATAATTTTGTCTTTGTGTTCAAGAAGTTGTTGCGAAGCTTTCAAACCCAATGCCATCTGATAAGATGGATCACTTGCTAATTCCTTGTAACGCTCCTCGACTTGGATAAAGTAATTACGCACTTGCTTACCTTTTTCGTTACGTTGTAACATCGCAATTTCTTTTGCAGTACTAATCGTTAGATTGTATTCGACACTCGGACGACCACCGTTTTGGGTTTTACTCAAAAATGAGTAAAAGTCTACACCCTCTGCAAAACCGTATTCAATCATTCTAGTAATCCAATCATTGAACCGTGCTTTAACATTCAAAGCTTTGTGTAAATCACGGGCACTTACTTGCGCTTCGCCTTGCTCGTTTTGATTAATCTTGATAATTTCTTCCATGTTGTTTACCTTTCTCCCACTTTCCACTTCGCTATTGCCTCCCATGGGTAGCCTTGCTGTGAACCACTAGCATTTTCGATTACCGGCATTCCTTTTTTGATATAGCCGTCAATGCTTTTTTGATAGCTACCTCGCAACCACTCGGCTGTTTGACCTTTAGTTAAGTCTGACTGACCGTGGAACCAATCGAACTTATTTAATTGAGCTTCTGCTCGTTCGATAGCTCTATTACCGTCCATTTTTTCAACGACACGATCTGCTATTGCTTCAATCAAAACGTCTAGTACGTTTGAAGATACTTCTGACATTTAATCACTTCCTTTCTATGTCATTTGCTCTTGTTCAGTTTTCTGAACTTTAACTGTAAAAAAATAAGTTGCTAGTTCTTTGTCACCGATACCCAGCGCCTTGCTGATATTCATCATTTCGTCTTGACGAAATGGAACACCTTTTAATTTGTTGGTTAGTGAAGCTGGTGAAATTCCAATTTCCCTAGCTAAAGAACTTTGATTGAAACCTTTTGATTTCATACGCCCATATAGACGCTCGTAGTCAAATTTTATCATTAGGTACCTCCTTTTTATTTTAGTTCAGTTTTCTGAACACCTTTATATTACCACCCTTATTTTTATAATGCAACACTTTTATTCAGTTTTCTGACCTTTATTTTAAATATTTGTTGAGTTTTACTGAACTTTAGTTTATACTTAACCTGTAACATATTAAGGAGAAAAAATATGGAAAGCTTTAACTCTAGACTTAAAAAAGCTATGGAGTACAAAAATATAAAGCCTGCTGAATTATCCAAGTTGACCGGGATTGGGAAATCTTCTATTAGCCAATGGCTATCTGGTAAGTATTCCGCAAAACAGGATAAAATATTTATTGTCGCTAAAGCTTTAAACGTTAATCCAAGTTGGCTAATCGGCGCAGATGTACCTATGACTGACGAAACGGTCCTTGATCGCATTTATCATATAGCTGACAAACTTGATAAAGATAGACAAGAAAAAGTTTACGAATTCACTGAACAACAATATAAAGAACAAAACAATGTCGTTGAGTTACCTACTAATAACGAAGTGGAAATTTACGGTGCAGTATCTGCTGGAACTGGCGAATACTTGTTAGACGGTAAACCTGAACTTGTTGAGTATGATGGCGATGTCCCCGTTCACGATTTCGCTGTTGTAGTCAATGGTGATTCAATGCTGCCGCTATTTGATGATAAGCAAATCATCTTCGTTAAGAAAACGACTGAAGTTCGTTCAGGACAGATTGTTATTGCTGACTACGATCAACAAGCATTTGTTAAGAAGTATGTTAGCGACGAATCAGGTTCACGTTTTGTTTCATTAAACAAAAAATACGATGACATGTCCATTGATGAAAGCCATGAAACTTCTATCTTTGGTGTCGTCGTATTATAAACCGCATGGCGGTGTACATATTATGTGCTGAATATCCACATTAAAAGGTTTGAGGAGAATTTTGTAATGGGTAAGAAGATAGTCGGAGAAGATGGAAAAACATACGTTCAAAAGAAGCCTTTCTACAAACGAGTTTGGTTCATCATACTAGCAATTATTGTTGTTATTGTAATCTTTTCTCAAATGGGCGGTGGAAGTTCAGATGACTCTGCTAAGAAAGTAGAAAGCAACTCATCTAAATCAGCATCGAGTTCATCGAAAACACAATCAACATTCAAAGTAGGAGAAACCGCTGAATATAAAGGAGTTCAATTTAAAGTTAACAAAGTTGACTTTACGAACGGCGACCCAGATGTTGATTCACCTGAATCTGGAAAACAATACGTTGTTATGAATATTACAATTACTAACAATGCTGATGAAAAATATGATTATAACCCTTTTAACTTCCAACTTGATGATAACGGAAATCAAACTGACGTAACGGAAATTACATCTAGTGTAACTGATACTTTGAACAGTGGAACACTGGCTAAAGGTGGTAGCGTTACAGGCAACCTTGTCGGGCAAGCCAATACATCAGACAAATTAAAGCTGATTTATAGCGGAAACATCTTTTCACAAAAAGAAACAATTACTTTTGATTTAAATTAACCAATGCCCTTATGGGCGTACATAATAGACAATGAAGTCTCTAAAATAAGAAAATAAAAAAGCACACCCTATCCGGCCAAAGACTGAGGTGTGCTAAAAGTATACTACAAACGCACGGGGCGTTCTATATCATTATACCAGATATGCGCCCCCTTTTTAAGGAGGCTTTTTTATATGGCAAGTTTTGAAAAACGTGGTAAGAAATGGCGAGCCATAGTTTCATATACGGACGCTCACGGTGTAAGACAGAAGACTAGTAAGACGTTTGCTTTAAAGAAATCCGCTACTGTTTGGGCTGCTGAAACCGAAACTAAAGTTAATGGCGGGTTAGATGTTAACGCAGGCAATATATCTTTTGCTGATTACTATAAACGGTGGTTTGAAACTTATAAACACGAAACAGTTCGACAATCTACATTTCTACGCTATCTTAGTTTTCATAACATAGTCATTCAGCTATTCGGAGATGTTAAGCTTAACAAGTTGACTTCTCAATACATACAACAAATAATCAATGAATTCGGAAAGACACATAATAAAAGTTATGTCCGCATATTTTTAGCTAGTATCAAATCATCACTTAAAGACGCTATGCTTGATGGCCTTATTGAACGAGATATATTTTCACGATTACAACCGGTTGGTCAAGAAGCTAAGCAATTTGATAACTACTTATCAGCAACTGAATTTGAAAAGTTGCAACATTGGTTGTATAGTAACCGTGAATTAATGCTTGATGATGATTTCCTACTAGCTGTGTTAATCGCTCTTGAAACAGGCGCACGTTTAGGAGAAGTATCTGCATTGCAATCTAGTGACATAGACTGTGATCGCCTTTTGATAAACATTAATAAGTCCTATTCCGCTAAAAGCTATAAGGTTACCAAACCTAAAAATATTTATTCGATAAGAGAAGTGTCGGTCACTAAGTCGCTAATTAATCTAATTCAATGGTACATTGATACAACCGGGGTAACAGATATATTCCCGAAACATTTTGTGCCTGATACTGTTTCAAGGAAAATAAAAAGGATCACCGATGAATTGAATATCAACAACATCAAATTTCACGGTTTACGCCATTCTCACGTTTCATATTTATTACACAACAATATAGATATTACTTACATTAGCAAACGAGTGGGACACGCTAACATCAACGTCACCCTATCAACCTACTCTCATCTACTAAAAGAAAAAGAAAACGCTCAAGAAAAATTGACCGTTTCCATACTAGAAAATAATCTCTAGTCCCCAAATGTCCCCAATAACCTTGAAAACACTGGTTTTAAAGGAC